AACTTTGGTCGATCCCTCCCACCTGGGTTAAAGATATCCCGCGAGGGGACAAGCCGTATTATGTGGTGCAGCACCAAAGCTTAAATATGGTTGTCGAAGATGACGACATGCTGTGGATGAAAATGGCAGACCCATCTAATCCATATGGTCGCGGCACTGGCATTGGCGAGGCCCTTGGTGATGAGCTTGATGCTGATGAATATGCAGCCAAGCATGTGAAGTCCTGGTTTTATAATCGAGCCACACCCGACCTTCTCGTTGGCGTTAAGGGTGCATCCGAAGACCAGCTTAAGGGCGCGAAGCAAGCCTGGGAAAATAACAACCGTGGGTTTAAGCGCGCATACGGTTCCCATTGGCATTCGGGCGAACTTCAAGTGACACAGCTCAGTCAAACATTTGCAGACCAACAACTTGTCCAGTTCAGAGAGTTTGAGCGGGACATTATTGTGAACACGTTTGGTGTTCCTCCCGAAATCCTCGGCATCCTGGAAAACAGCAATCGCGCCACCATTGAGAGTGCGGATTATCTTTTTACGCGATGGGTGATTGTTCCAAGGCTTGAGTTCTGGCGCACTGAGATGCAGAAGTATCTTGCGCCAATGTTTGGCGACGGGTTTACCATTGAATACATCAATCCGGTTCCCGACGACAAGGAGCACAACTTAAGTGTTGCGAAATCTTTTCCGTTTGCATTTAGCATAAATGAAATAAGAGCGATGGCAGACCATGCGCCCCTTTCTGGTGATGAAGGCGAGGCTTATTGGGTGCCGCTTAATGGAAGTATAACCGAAGACATAACAAGCGACCCCGAAGAGCAAGAAGAAGATGACTTGCTCCAAGAAGAAGTTGAGCAGGGTGGCGATGTCCCACTGGAGGAAAACAATGAAATGGTTTGATATTTCATCCAAGAAATTTAGTTCAGATGACGAGTATAGCGAGGGGGATTACGCTGATGAAATGGAATCCCATGATGGCGTAAGAAAGTTTATGGAAGTGTCCGTGGATGGCGAGGACGATGGCGTTCAGGAAGAGTCTGGCCTTAAGCTTTTCTTTACTGTTTCCACGGACCACATAGACCGCGATGGCGACACGATTGAGCAAAGCGGTTGGGATCTATCTGAATACAAAAAGAACCCCGTCGTCTTATGGGCGCATGACTCCTCGGCCCCCCCTGTGGCAAAAGCTAACGCCACATACCTTGCCCCGTCCGTATCGAAGGCATCCGGGGAAGAGTCTGTCCACCTTATGTCTGTTGCCGAGTTTCCATCTAAAGATCTATATCCATTTGGAAACATGGTTGGCCGTCTTTACAAGAATGGCTATCTGCATGGCGCGTCCGTTGGTTTTTTGCCTATGGACTATGAAATCAACAGAGAGCGCGAAGGTTTTTCTCCCGTTGACTTTAAGACTCAAAAGCTTTTGGAATGGTCTGCGGTTCCAGTGCCAAGCAATCCTGAAGGTTTGGTTCAGGCGCGTAGCTCTGGGATTGACCTGGCCCCGATGGTGACCTGGGCAGAAAAGATCCTTGACGGCGAGGGTTCCTTGATCCTCCCCCGGCATTTGCTTGAGGAAGTCAGAAAGAACTCGTCCTCCAAGGTTTTCATTCTGAATAAAGATTCATCCATTCAGCTCGATATGTTTAGAGTCGAGGAGAAGGCCGAAGAGAAGGCCCCGCAGTTGAGGTCCATCGTGGAGGATGCACATGAGCATTTCACCCACGAGGAAGACGCAGTGGAAGAGTCCCACGAAATAGAGGCAGAAGAAAAGTCCGCAGACGCTGAAGAGATGGCGTCTTCTGTTGGCGAAGAAGAAGCCAAGGCAGAGCCAGAAGAAAAAGAACTTACGCTTGATGAAAGTCAGGCAAAAGAAGCCGATTCGCAAGATGAGGTAGAAACAAACGATGACGATTTGCGAAGATTAGCGCAGGCTACATTTGAGCGAAGAGTCTTGTCTTTAACCCAAGAGCTGAAGAGCCTAGTCGGTGAGATCAGCAGAGGAGTAGACCGATGAGCATCGATAATAAAGATGATGTGCAATCGATTGTGGATGAGGCTGTTGACAACACTGATGTTGTCGCGCAGCTCAAGTCCCTGAAAGAGGAAGTAGAAAGCCTCGCTAAAAATAACAAAGAACGATCCGAGCGTAAGTATGCAAATGCTTTCGTCGGCAAGGAAGAGTCCGCCGCTATCCATACTCGCACCCATGAAAAAGGTGTGATGGCTGCTCGGTACCTTCGTCTTTTGGCTGCCGGTAAGGGCGACCCAGAACGTGCGGCCAAAATCGCAAAGAGCTGGGGCGACGATTACATGGCAAAGAGCTTGAACGAAAGTGTCTTTGCCGCTGGTGGTGCCCTTGTTCCTGAAGAGTTCATGAACGAGTTAATCCCTCTTCTTCGTGCTAAGACTGTTGTGCGTTCCCTTGGAGCACAAAGCATCCCTATGAACCGTGGTTCATTGACGATGCCTTTCCAAGATACCGCCAGCACTGCCAACTACATTGGAGAGCTTCAAAACATTCCACCGAGCCAGCCCTCATATGGTCAGCTCACCTTGTCTGCCAAGAAGCTTGTTAACTTGGTTCCGATTTCCAATGACCTCCTTTCGGATTCTTCCTTCAGCGTTGATTCATTGGTACGCAACGACATGGTTCGCACTATGTCTCTCCGCGAAGATATTGCTTTTATCCGTGACACGGGTGCTGGCAATACTCCAAAGGGTATGCGTAACTGGGCTCCTGCCGCTAACGTCTTTGCACGTACTGCTGCTGGTGGTCCTGGAGCCGCAACGCTTGATGAGATCACTGACGATCTTTTCAACGCAATGCTGTTACTTGAAAACAACAACATTCCTCTCGACACTGCGGGTTGGATCATGACTCCTCGAACGAAGTCTGGTCTTATGCGCATCCGTGATGTGAATGGTCAGTTCGTTTATCGGGACGAGATGCTTCGCGGCAACTTGCTCGGTTTTCGCTACGAAACTACCACTCAGATCCCGACCAACCTTGGTGGCCCTGGAAACCAAACTGAAGTTTACTTCGCTAGTTTTGGCAGCCTGGTTATCGCTGAAAGCAGCAGCCTGCAAGTCAGCGTTTACGAGGGTGGCGCATTCAATGATGGCGCTGGAGTTGTATCCGGCATCAGCACTGACCAAACTGTGATCCGAGCAATCGCACGGCACGATTTTGGCGCACGTCAACGAGGAAACGAAATCGCAGTCATCACTGACGTCGATTGGGGCATCTAACACGGGCTTAAGCCTTTAAGGAGAAAAATATGTCTGGAGTATCAAATATTCATGACGCAGGGGCTTATGTCGTATCGAACCTGCTGCAACAAGCAAGGTTCGCCACTGGCGACCCCGAAGCTGATGGTGCCTCTGTTGACACCATTCCCGCTGGCGACCAGCAACTCGGCTCAGCTATCATCCAATGTGATGCTGCTGGAACGATTGCTGTAGCTGAAACTGCAACCCTGGCCATTACGCTCCAGGATGCTGCCGATGATGGCACTGGGACTCCCGGTGCTTTCGCTGACGTAGCTGCTGATGTGTTTATGGGAGCTGCTGACGGAGCTGATGGCTTGCCCACCAACCCCGTTATCTCTCTCGATAACGCAACACAGGCTGGTAGTTTTGCGTTCACTGTGCCTCTTCATCGCTTGCGACGACATGTTCGTGTTCAAGCATTGTGGACGGTCAGTGGCGCTGCTGACACGGTGGATTATCACTGTGCAGCAATCAGCACCGGTAACGTAAGAAAGCCTGTATAGGCAAAGGGGTTTGGAGATGGCGAAAGTATCAATTCAGTTCATTAGATGTTGTTCACCTTACAACGAGGGCGACAAGGCTGGTTTTACCGGTCCGATTGCAGACAAATACGTGAGAACGGGCGTTGCTCGATATGTCACTACTGCTGTCACTGCCTCCCCCGTGACAAAGGAAGCTCCATCAAGTGAGCCGGTTGATTCCGAGCCATCTCCACCTTCCCCGGCAGCAGAAGAAAAGCGGCCCAAAAAGAAAGCGGCCAAGAAAAAGAAACGCGCTCGTATATTCAAAAAGGATAGCTGATGGCTTTGAGTGCAAACGCCCTGACCACATTGCAAGATGTCAAGCTTGAGCTTGGTGTTGCGAGCACAGATGTATCTAACGATAGGTATATTGAAAGCTTGATCAATACCGTGTCTGCTCAGGTCGAGACATTTTTGCAGCGCAAGCTCGAAAGAGTGACTGCGTTTGAAGAAATGGTCCCTGGCTACGGTCTTTATAAGCTTATTGTAAGCAGAACGCCCGTTCTGTCCGTAACAAATGTTGAAATGCTTCAGTCATCTGTTCCGTCTGTCTATTACAATTTCGATCTAACGAACCTCCAGATACAAAACCCAAACGCGGGGATACTTTATTATCCTGCTGGATGGCCATGGACCGTTCCATGCCCCCCTGGGTCGATTGCTGGAGACCCCATTGCCGGCCAAGAGTGGCCATCCATTAAAGTTACATATGACGCTGGCTACGATATGCCATCCTCTGCGTCACCGACACTGCCCGCTGATATCCAAAGGGCTTGCACTATTGCTGTTGCTTCCGAGTACAGAATGCGCGGAAAAGATAGAAACATCAAAAGCGAAAAGCTTATGTCATACAGCATTACATATGAAAGAACAGGAATGGGCGAGGCAACATTGCATAAGATGTATCCCGCTTCTCCCTTTTCCACCCAAGTGACCCAGATGCTCGTGCCACATCGGCGCATACCGGGGGCATAAATGTCTCTAGCTGGTCTATTAACTCAGAGCATAACGGTTCAGGCTTTAACGGGCCGGAACACGTATGGTCAGCCAACATATTCAACCACCTCTGTCGTCTTGAAGTCCAGGGTTGAGACAAAGATGGAGCTTATACGTGACCGTAAAGGTGATGAGCGTGTAAGCAAAACCCAGGTATGCACGAATACCCCAATAGGAGAGTTTGACCGAGTATGGCTTCCGGGCAGAGATACCACTGACCCCAATGAGGCGCTCACCCCAATCGCATTGTCTTCCGCTGAAACCCCTGCGGGTTCCTACACGTTTTATCTTACTTTCTTCTAGGTGCATCATGGCAAAAGGTAGTCTTGACATAAGTTTGCGTATAGGAAACGACTGGAACAAGCTTGTCCTTGACATTAAGGAGCTTGCGAAGCGGGCTCCGGCGGCAACCGCATATGTAATCTATAACCACCTTGGTAAATATGTACTAAGAAGAAGCCAGGAGCTTGTTCCTATCGATACCGGCGCCCTTAGAAGCACGGGCATACTCCGCCCTCCCAACAAGGGGAACAACTACACGACGACAATATCTTACGGCGGCACTCTTCCATCCGTTAAAACAAATGAGGGCAAGGACAGCGTTGGTTATGCAGTCAAGGTCCATGAGGCCACCGGGGTGAAGTTTAACCATGGCAAGGTCGCTCTTTACCTGCAGAGGGCGGCGTCAATTGCCATCGGCATCAGAGGGTCGGAAGCAAGCCTTGGCACCGCCATCAAGAAAGCTATTGACGACAAGGTACGCCTTGCAGGGCTGAAGGATATTCTTGGGACTGCATCGTCTCCCTATTCCGGCGATGTGATGAACAGGAGTTCTAGGAGAAATTATTCTGGCGATGCTGCCAAGAATAAGCCGTCCAGGTCTTACAGAATGGTTAAGGGTGGCAAATAATGTTTATCCAGCCAGATATAGACATGGTTAACCATATTAGCTCGGCGCTGCCTCAATTCTCAACTGGGGCAAACTTGTTTGCCGGTCCCGTTAGACCGTATACGAATCCAAGCGAAGGCCCTGGCATTCCGCACCAGGCTACATTTTGTCTCCAGAGTGGTGGATTTAATCCTGTTACGTTCATGGTTGGCGGTAAATATCGCAAGCAGATTGTTTACCCTACGGTTGAGATCCACATAAGGTCGAACCCTTTTGATTTCCCCGGCGCTCAGATTTTAGCGAATGCTGTTTTGAACCTGCTGGACCGAAGAACACCTGACGGGTATATCGACTCAAAGCTTGTCACGGGCACACCCATGTATCTCGGTATGGACGAGGACGGTCACCATAACTGGGTTGTCAGTGTTGACTTGACCTACGGCCTTCAGGAATATCCTGTCTACTTTGGCGTTGGTCCGGCAGCCAGTACGGGTACAGCCTTTATCGAGGCTCTTGCTACCAACGAATACGCTCCATTTAGATACAGGACGATGACTTTAACGTCCGGCGTTGGCGAATCCATGTATTACGCATTCCCTGTCGATTTCTCTACAGAAGGGGCAGTTGCGTTCAATATAGTGGGCGATGCAAGTACGTTTTCTATGACCTCTACGGCCACAGTGGGTGGCATTACCTATCAGCTTTGGGAGTCAACATTGACAAACCTTGGCGCAAAAACCGTGGAGGTAACATGAAGGACAATAAACTTTTTATGGGGTGCGCATTTGCGGGCAGTCATTCCCCCCCTTGTGATTGCTGTGACCTAACGGTTGCCACCCTTTTTGTGGACCCTCTGGGGGGATTTGTCCTTAGTAACACAGGGGATATTTCCCCCAACAGGAGTAAAAAATGGCAGCAATAGCAGGTAGACTTGGAGAATTTTGGGCGGAGTTTAATGTGGATATTGAAGTAGCCCCTACCGCGTATGTTCCGCCAACGGGGAGCGTTACGTCTTTTCCGTTAGCGATTATCCCGGCGGAAGGGTACGCAACGGGCGCGCTGGTCGATTCAACCATGAATGGTAATGTAGACGAATTGGAGACCACTGTTCACAATACTAGCGGAGCTTCTCCCACGCATGGCACAGCCAGAACCTATATCCCCAACTTTCACGATGAAACCCAGGATGTAACTTTTCGGTATAACGAAGATGATCGTGTATCCATGGCCATTTTGTTGTGCGCAATGAACAGTTGGCTTTTTAACTTTTGGTATCGCCCTGACGGTGAGGCATATGCGCTTGCAACCACTGGCGCAAACCAGTTTCGTGGCCAGGCGTTTTCGACGAGCTTTTCTCCGGGAAGTCCGCTGGATGACGTTGGAACTTTTGACGTGACGCTGAGACTCAGCGGAACATTACTTGACACATTGTAGGAGGAAAAAATGTCAGCAATAGCAGGACGCTTAGGAGAATTGTGGGTCGCGTGTGAGGGTGGCTTTCCGGTCACTTCCTTGTCCGGGAGCGCAACAAATGACACGGAGCCATTTGCGCTAGACCAGCTTGAGAACGATGGCCTTACCGCAAACCCCGGTACGGCCACGGGGGCGCTTGTTGACGCTACCATGAACGGTAACGTCGATGAGCTGGAAACAACGGTGCATAACACCAGTGGAGCCAGCCCAACACATGGTACAGCTAGGACATACATACCAAACTTTCACGATGAAACATTGGACGTATCATTTCGATACAATGAAGAAGATGATGAATCGATGGGTGTCTTGGTTTGTGCTTTGAACAGCTTTTTGTTCCATTTCTGGTATGTTCCTGACGGCGAAGCGTTTGTTATGGATGCAGATCCGTCGAATATATCCGTGGCCCTTCGCGGCACACCATCGCCGCAGGGAACAGTTGGCGCAAATGCTTTTTACGGCAAGGCGTTTTCGACGAGCTTCTCTCCAGGGAGCCCGCTTGACGATGTGACTACATTCGATGTAACACTTCGCTTAAGCGGTACAAACATTGTTACGCTTACTGCGTAATATGCACATTAAACAAACAGCCCCAAAGGGGGGCTTCTAACAGGAGGAAACGATGGGAAGTGTTGTAGGTTTAAAAAACAAAACGAGGGGTATGGTTGAAGTGCGCATGGGCGGACGGACGCATACCCTTCGTTTCCGTACTCATGAAATTGCGATGCTGGAAGAAAGACTTGGGTCTTCGATTACGAATATCCTTTCAGAGTCTCAACTCGGCATTCGCACTCTTCGTGAGGCGATTCTAGTGGGCGTTGCGCATGAGTATGCCGGTAAAAAAGGCAAAGAAGCGCGGCTTACGCTGGCCAAGGTTGGTCGTTGGATTGATGAGTGTGAAGACCTTGGCGAGTTAATGTCAACGGTAATGGAGGCAGTCGCATTGGGTATTCCTGGTTCACAGGATGACGATGACGATGACGATGAGGAAGACGGTGAAGAAAAAGAACCAGACCCTTTCGTCCCGCCGAAAAAGGCAAGCAAGAGCGCTTCGACTTCTACAAGCTCTTAGGCTCTGCTGTCGAAATAGGCATGACCCCGGAGCAATTCTGGGGTATGCCGGACGATATAGGAACGGGTGTTACCTTGCGCGAGCTTAGTCTTATGTTTAAGGGTCACCAGGCACAGCAAAAGCGGCAGATGGAGATGCTTGCTTGGGCTTGTGCCAATATCATGAATTGCTGGTCCAAGAAGAGCATTAAACCAAAAGACCTTCTCCCTAAAGAGAAGGGTGTTGCTTCAGACTATGAGAACCAACGCGTATCAATGTCACCGGGGTCCATCGGAGACTTTAAGGCTATGATGCGACGTAGAGTGGAGGATGCAGAGGTCAGAAGTGCTGGCAGTGACGCCGACCCGTTCGTAATCCTTGGTATGCGGGAGCCAGAGGCGATACAATATGATGAAGAGGTTGACTTTAGCGGTTTCGGGGAAGGTGAGTAGTTATGACTGTGGCAAGAGAAGTAACTGTAAAGCTAAACGCTGATGTCCAAAAAGCCGTAACAGACCTCACTAAGGCTGTTGACAAGATTACCAAGCTTGTGGCTGGCCTTCAGAAAACCTCAGCCGCAACCAAGAAGTCGTCAAAGGAGTTCAGCAAGGGAACAAAGTCGATGGCGTCTAGCGCAAAAACGCTAGAGAAGCGACTGGGGTCGCTTAGGTCCAACATGACCGGCCTGTCGGAGTCTTTTAGGAAAATATCCATTGGTGCCGTGGCAGCCTTTGGTGCCCTTGCGGCGACAGCCTCCGTCATCGTTAAGATATCGGCAGACTTTGAGCTTGGGATGTCAAAGGCTGCTGCTGTTGCTTCCGGTAGTTCGCTCGCCTTTGGAGGCGCATTTAAGTCTATGCGCAAAGAGGCTATTAAGACAGCGAACATTACCATCCATACCGCCAAGCAAGTCACAGGGGCCATGGAATTTATGGCAATGGCCGGTTTCAGTGCTGCCGAAGTGATTGCAACCATTGGCGAGGTCGCGAAGCTGGCCACTGCGGCCAATATAACAATGGCTGAAAGCGGCAATGTTTTAACAAACATTATGTCCACCTTTGGCATTACTGCGGTCAATGTGAGGTCGGAGCTGACACGGACCACTGCTGGCATGGTGGACCAGGGTGCGGTCGCACAAGAGCTTGGTAAACAGTTGACCGACGTGAACAATATCCTTGTTGGCGTATTCACCAATTCCAATGTGAATGTGCTTCAGCTTGGTGAGGCTTTCAAAATCGTGGGCGCGGTCGCCAGCGCTGCAGACGTAAGCCTGAAGGACGTTGCTGTATCCATCGGCCTCCTGGGCAACGTGGGCATACAGGGCACTCTCGCCGGCACTTCTCTTAAGCGAGCCTTTTCTGCTCTCGTGAAACCCACCAAGCAGTCAGCCAAGGCGATGGGGCGCTTAGGACTCACAACGGAAGTGCTTAGGGAAAGGCAGAAGGGTCAAGCATCTGGGATGCTTCGAGTTATCGCGATTCTTGAGAAAATGAAGAAAAAGTATGCGGAGACTGGGAAGACAACCCAATACGTCGCGGACCTTATGGAGGTGTTTGGTGAGAGGTCCGGTCCAGGTATGGCCGCACTGGTCAAGCAGGGCACCGATGCCTTTATCGACTTGTCCGTAGCGACAAAACAGGCTCAGTTTGACGACATCACAACCTTCCTCCAGAATATCCAGCACGAGACGACAACCGGAAAACTCAAGATACTAAAAAGCAATGTAGAAAGCCTTGCCATTGCCATTGGTGACCTTCTGCTGCCAAAATTGAATGACCTTGTCGATAGGGTTAAGGACGTAGTGAATTCCTTTTCTGCGGGAGATGGTACTCTTATAAGATTTATAGCGAATTATGGGCAGGCGGCACTGGTAATCGGTGCCGTGACAAGCGCATTAGCCCTGCTTGCAGCTACGGTTACCGCTGGGTTTGCTGCATTTATATTCTTCGCAATATTCGGGCCTGCCGCTGGAATCACTTTTGCGGCAATAGGCACAGCCGTGGGGGGAGCTGCTCTCGCCTTCGGAGGGTTAACCCTAGCAACAGGAACTGCCCTACTGGGGGCAGAGGCGTTCAACGCGGCACTTGGGCGACAGGGGATGGCGGCGATTGACCTGGGCTACAGCCTGGACACGGCATCATTCGGTTATATGGGCTTAGTGAAGCAGATGAAAGCCTTTGTTGGCCTGTCTAACGAAATAGACAGGATGGAATTCAACCAAGAAATTTTCAAGGGAGCGGATGCTGCGATGAGGCTCTCGTCTGCCGACTTGCGCCTTGATGCGATGATGGATGACATGGCGGCTCTTGACACTGCAAGCTCAGGTCTTTTCCAGAAGGCTCTGACGGTACAAATTGGCGCAGAGATAACATCATTTGACAAAGTGAGTGACTTTAAGAAATTTTACAAAGAACTTTTTGATTCGATAGGAAAAGATAGTGGTGGCCTTTTTGAGGAAGCATTAAATCCCGCTCAAATGGATGTTTATGAGAATAGGCTGAACGAAATAACAGGAAACATAGCGACGACGTCGAAGCTCCTTAGCCGGGTTGACCTCACGCCGAAACAGATTGCGAAGGCCCAAGAAAACCTTGACGATTTCGTTAACCAGCTAGAGCAATTGCGTGGTGAAATAAAGGTGAATGTATCGGACATTGAGGAAATCGCCGCAAAAGTTAAGGTCACCGTTGAAACGGAAGGTCGGACTGAAGCCATAGCGGAAAAGGCAAGAGAGGTTTCTCCTGTCCTCCAGGCATTCCTAGACTCCCTTAAAGAGCTTGAGATGGAGCGCCTCAAGAAAACTCTTCAAAAAATCAACGATATGATCAACGAGGGGGACAAAAGCGTAGGTAAGCTGCTTGTTAAGGCAACGGAGGCGTTTGCAAAGCAGGAAGACCAGGTTGATAAAACTGGTAAGCTCTGGGATTCCTTTTTCGACTGGATCGGCGGAAAAATAAGGTCTTTGTCTGCCAAACTTATATCTGCCTTTAAGCCGTCCATGAAACCATCAATTCAGGCTGGTGCCTTTATTGATAAATTCATTGCTGATGCAGGGAAGAAACTTGATCGCATAGCCAAGGATGGCGGGGGTAAGCTTTCAGGGCGAAGTTCAGAGGAGATCAAGAAATTTGGCGTTGCCGTTGGTCTAACAGCCATGGAGGCCATCAGACTGGCGTCTTCTTTTGTCGATGTCAAAAAAGGGGCCATCAGGCACAGCGACGCCTCCTACAAGCAGATAAAACAAATAACAGCGGGAATGGCTCCACACATAGACAGGCTTAATGAATTCTCGAAAAGTGTCGGCGGAGTTAGCGTTGCATTTGGTGACCTGACAGACATTGTTTACGCGATGGCGATAGCTCAGGAAGACTATAAGAAAAAGATTAACTCTGCGACTTCTTCTGTAGAGAAGCTTCAAAAGTCCTACGATGAATCAGTTGCATCCTTGGCAAACACTGAACGTGACATAAAGCTTGAAATAGCCGTCTTACAGTCCGAGTCCCCAGAGATAACTCGCCTCATGCAGGATATCGGAAAGCAAAAGAGCGGCGTCGATGAAACGATTAAAGCCATAAAGGAAAATGCTGAGGCTTTAAGGAGAGAGTCTATACTGCTCGAATCGCTAAATGCAGGCTTGGCTGTGCAGGGGCCGGCGTCAGAACTCATGGTGGCGACCATGAACAACCTTGGCATCGACAGCCTTGCCATGCAGATGAGCGGCCTTGAGACTGCCGTTCTCGGCAATACCGCTGCGATCTTGGGCAGGACCGACGAGCCCGATACCAAGGCTAACCATCCCGACGCTGTGGAGGCACTCAGAAAGGCGGAGCTTAAAGAGGAGTACCAGAAAGCCCTCGAAGCGTACCAGGATGCAATGGATAGTTCGGCAAAGATTGCTACTGCTGCTGTTGCCGATATAAACAAGGACGCCAAAGACCAAAATAAGGGCACCGACAGCAAGGGGGACACGACTAAAGACCTTCTTGATGTAAAGGGGCAGCTAGATTTCCGTGACATGTTTTCAAACAGCGCCCGGTCGGTGAAAGAACTCAACAGTATGCTGGAGACATTCGGGAAAGGTGCAGCCGATGCGGTAAAAGGGCTAGAGATAATGCCTTTAATCGAGCCCAACCCGGTGGACGATAAGTCTGTCATCAAGGACATACTGACATCTGCTTTTTCAGGTATAAACACGTTCTACGTGAAAAACGGCGAGATTGTTGCAGAAAACACGGTATTCCCAGGCATGGAGGCGAAAGGCGATGGATTGCAGGGCATCGTTGACATGATAGAAACCGTATCAAATGGGGCAGGGGAATACCTAGAGGGGTTAACGGACAAGGGTGGAGCCATCGGCGGATTCGTCGGCGGGGCCATCGGGACAATGTTCGGAAATAGCGTCATGGGGAAGAAGATCGGCGAATTCGTAGGCCGAGCAGTTGAAATGCTTGTTGTCGTCATCCCAAAGGCCATCATGGCTGGGTTCAATTTCATTAAAAGCGGGTTTGACAAGATAGCCAGCGGCATAGCCAAGGCAGCCAACGTCGTCCCCGAGCCCAGATGGCAAGACGCATCAAAAAATGCCGCAAAGATATTCGCTCCGCTGGCGGCTGCGGTCATCGCTTTGTCCGTTCCGCTGGCCGCAGTTCTTGTTCCAGCCGTATGGACTCTGTCCGTTGTCGCGGTTGCTGCCTATATTGCCTTTGGCATTTGGATCGGTGTCATAGCCGCCGCGTCTCAGCAGTATTGGGTCTACGCTGGAATAGTCGTGGCCGTCCTGGTTACTCTTGCTGCGGCTCTAAGCCTGTTTATCTACGCTCTTGCTGCAGCAATATCAATCGCCGCAGGTGGTGCCATCAGCTCTCTTTTGCTGGCTCTCGGCATGAAACAGATTAAGCATCAGAAGATCGCCGGGATGGCGAGCGCTGGCCATGAGATAGTTACGGGGCAGCCGTCCACTAGCGACCCGCGTGAACAGTTCCGACGCGATGTTATGGAAAATCTGACAATAAGAGATCCTGGCGCGACAACAACTGAACAGTCTGGCGAAACTACGGATCTTGGTGAAAATTACCGTACTCCATGGACGCGCATTATGGATGCGCTGGCTGTGTCAATTGACCGGGTTATTTTTGCGATGGGACCGTTTTATGAAAACCTGTTCTCGCTGGTCGGCCTGTTCGATATGGTCATGGACGCATTCGTGGTAATAGCACAGTCAATGGGTAACCTAAATTTTGCTGAAACGCTTTATGATATATTTAAGCGACTGGCTCTTGCAATCGTAGCAACGCTTACCGCATTAGCCCATATGCACAATACGTTTGTCTCGATTGTGAGGGTGCTGGTTTACATGAGCACGGGATTCATCACGCTTCACCAGTTCCTCTTTACGCTGCCCCATACCTTTGAGATTATACTATTCGAGTTCCAAAAGGTGTTGGGAGAATTTGCGAACAGCCTTCTCCCCGGATCTGGGAATTCGCTGATCAATAGTGCCCAAGAGGAACTGAACGACCTGAACGCCCAGAACCCCGAAGACTACATACCAAATTTGCAGTCCATGTTGGATCTGGCGGAGGAGATAACGACTATGGCCAACGATATGGCCCAGTATATCAATCCCGACCAATTCAAACCTATTTATGACATGATTGACAAGTCAGAATGGACGGACGGCCTGGGCCGCTTTGGCGACTTGGACGATATCGCGGGAGCAGGAGACAGGACAGACAAAGAGTTTGGCGAGCAGCTCACCAACGTCCCAACGGGATTCAAGGTCAACCTCGCCCGATACAAGGCAATGGACGCCGAGGGTGAAGGTGCCGCAGGAGATGGAGACGGTGGAAGTCTCTGGAGCATGGGCTCAAACGAGTATTTCCGTCGCCTCGAAGATGCCATCAGAAACGGCAACGACCTTAGAGGGTTCATGGAGGGGCAGTCCCTGTCGGAGCTTGGAGAAGAAATCCGCAACATGGTGGACAACCTTATGGACCCCGCATCCTGGGGGGATATCTTCGGTAACTCCATTCGGGAGGTTGGTGATGAACTCGGCAACGCAGTTGATTCCCTAACCAACACCCTCGGGTTTGCCTTGCTTGGCCCAGAGGAAGCATTCCAGGGTGGAGGAGGAATGGGGGCCGCGATGGGCGGAAGACAGGCTGGCGGAAACATAACTTCCGGCAGCAACACCATGAATATCAACATCAACGAACTCAGCATCGCCGATGCGGCGAACCCAGACCAGCTCGCCAACATGATTGCAGAGAGGTCTACGCGCAACCAGATGGCTCAGGCTGGCACTCCGTTTCCAAGTCATCAATCAGGCTCTGGCTGGTGGGGTGGCAACGAAGGTGGAGGCGGAAGGTCATAATGCAGTTCCTTATCTTAAACGGCATAAATATCCCAATCGTAATGAACCAGTGTTCACGCGGTGAAGATAAAATACAGGGTGTCAGCCGTTCTTTCGGCGGGCAGCTTCGCAATGCTGGACGTGGATACAGGCGCACATGGGAAGCAACGGCGCTATTCCAAGACTTCGATATAGCCGATGGGTTCATCAACCTGATTAATGGCGAAGGTCATTACTGGGCGCTCGGAAACGGCTCGACATCCGACACGGGCATGTCCCTGGTTCCCGGCTACACGGCTCGCGGTTTAATGGCGTCTGTCGGTGCATCGACGGATGGATTAACTTTCTCAGGGACAGGTGGAGACTATTGGTCGAGTGGATGTCTTGACATACAACTCGATACCCCCGCTTTCGTCATCTTGGATTTCACGGATATGTTCGCGTGGGATTGCCAGCTCGAAGACGATAAATGGACGGCGATGTTCCTTGTCCTCAATAGTGATACGTCGAAATATGACCCACTGTTCTTCAGGTCCAACGGTGATATCTATTTGGCCGGGGTGAAACAGAATTACGACAACACGTATACGGACACCATCAAGTACATCCCTGTCGGTGACATTGGCTATTCCGCCAATGTTCGCGAAGGGGTTCTTTACCTTTCGATAGAATTTAATGTTAACGAAAATCCTATACCACTACAGTACAATTCTAAGATATCAGACATGTTCATTGTCCCATATGTAATGCCGGACTATTTTATCGAGCAGTTGAGCGTGGGCACAGGATACACAAGTCCCGTGGTGGCAGAGCCGAGTGTCCCCGTAACTGGCGAGGTTACATCTATAGCCTATATACAGAAACCGGGCTCCAATAACGCTAAAACTGTCTCATTTAAGCTTACTGAGTACCTGCCGGGATATAAGTATGACCCGGACGTTGCAGTGCCGGTTTCCCCATTTAACCTTCCAGTCCTTCGTCTTGGTGGTTCCGTTCTCTCAGAGGGAGAAGGCGAACCAACCAGATATCCGGTGCTGCCATGAGCTTCTTTAACATCAACGGATGGAATGTCCCGATTGTAAACGGCGGCATGTCGGAAACATCGACGCAATATGGGAACTCTGGCAAATCTTTTACAAACAGGGCACTGATTAGCAGGAGAATGAATCCAAGAACCTGGAGCGGCAGTATGCTGTTCCAGACGCCCTCTGTGGCCGATACGGTCGAGGGCCTTCTGATGGGTCGCGGGCACCACTTCCCCTTGAATACAAACTTCTGGAGCGACTCTGGGGTGGCACCAACGTCTCTGGCGAGCAAGTCCATTGTCGAAGGCGGTGGGCTACAGCGATTCGGAACCGGTCATGCGAGTTTTACCGCAGACATGTCATTTGACGTTGGATTTCCAACAAAGAAGTGGACGGTTATTGTCTGGGCAGACAACACTGGGTCTGGAGAATGGCATCAGCATGTTGAAACTGCGACCGGAGACACATACCAGGATGGGGTTGCCACAGCGGTGACATCTTTTATCACCGTAGCAGATGGCATCGTGACCATTGACTATACAAACTTTCCCGCCGGGACTGTATCGAAAGATATGGACGATTTAGTCCTGCTTCCATTTAATGTTGACGCATCATTCATCGCGGACCTTTATACCTGGCAAAACGCTGACGGCATCGTGATGCAGTGCCCGTTTGATTATCCCGGTGATTTTGCAGACAGAGTGAATGGCATAGAAGGAGTCCCAACGGCGACGATTGCCGACCCTATAGCAGCAGGTGACCCGAATCGCAAAACTGGTAGCGGGTCACTTTTGAATATAAGCGCAGCGGACAAGGTGGAATTCCCCGGATCTTCCCCTGGCCCCATTGAGCTAAACACCGACGATGAAATAACCGTATGCTTTTGGGTCAACCCGTCATCTGGTGCCATAGCGGCAGCTTCACCAGACCTGGCAGAGCAATTTGCCCTCACCTATGGGTGGGTGTTTTCCCTGGCAGCCGGAAACGCTCGAATATTCTATCAGCTCGTCGGCACTAGCGCGTCCATTAATGACCCCGACAAGTTGGTTGCGGACGAATGGGCGCACCTGACCATGGTGTACTCATCTCCGACGACAACGCCCACGTTATCGCTCTATAAGAATGGTACGCTGATTGGAACAGACACTGCGACCACGATAGCAACAACGTCTTCTGCGGAGAACATATATATGGGGGACAAAGGAGGGACCGACAGTGCCCTTTGCAATATCGACGACTTCAGGTATTACAAGCAAGCCCTTAGCGCCAACCAGATTGCCGAGATTTACTCCCACGGATTGTATGGATATGACTTCATTCCCCCGCAGGACCGCGCCTTCTCAAAGCTGCCACGCCTTCTCGTTTCCGGTGACTGTATCGGCAGCCAGCACCCGAAAGAAGTTATCGGCAAGGTCGATTCTGAGGCATATGTCCAGCATGGTGGTACATACTCACCAAACGACCGCTCTATTAACCTGATGCTCCAAGAAGTTTCGCCGCTACAAGAGAGCGGGATATCAAGGCCAGATGCCAACTTTATCCTCGACCCCGAATTTGTCATAGACCAAATAAATGGTCCATACAGCCTCGACGCTTCCGGCGGATACGAATACGAGAAAAAAGCTGGAGCCGCAGCGCCCACGCTCGTCTACGACATAGACGACGGGTTTGGCTTTTGCCAGAGCTTTGATCCAGTCAATGCACAGGGGTTCGAGCTGCCGAGCGACCATTCTGGGTTCTCCAACCTGTCTTCAGATCTTGGTGGCCACTCCGGGGTAAGTGTCGGCGCTTGGATTTATGTTGAGAATATGACCGTCGGAACAATACTGAATATTCCCATAAAGGCTGGACCATCTTTCAGCAAGGTCGCCTTGAACGTCCACACGGACAACGGCGGATCTATCCAATGGGGTGGCAGATCCCGGAGCGCGGATATCAACTTTCAAGGGCTGAAAAGTAACACGGACGTACTCTCTACCGGGGAATGGTATTTTATCCTCGGTACGCTCGACCTCCCAAGTGCGACTGCCTCTATATATGCAAACGTGGCATCAAAAACAACGGTTTCGCTACTGGATGAAGTTACCAGCCTGTCTTTTGGGCAGACTACTTTCTCTGCCGAGAACGGCGGGACCGGTGCTGGAACCATCCATGGCAGCGTAATCGGAACGAACGACGTGCCGCAGAATTTCGACGGGAAAATTAAGTCGGTCATGGTATGGAAAAGAGTCATTGAAATGGATGAGATCGTAACCACCTTTCGCAAGGGATACGATAGACGGATTTTTAGATAGGAGAGAGCATGTCAGGAATACGACAACCAATAAGAAAAATAATCATTGAAGTTGATGGAGAGCTGGACGTTCCAGCTCCGGGTGGAAACTTTATCGGGCAGGCTGTTTCGCTTGCAATGAGTGCCCCTGTTGTTTCCGGGTTTAAGGCTTCCATGAAGCGGGGTGAGGCATCAGAAATAACCGTTAACATTAGATGCACGACTGCTGCCGTAACAATAGTGCAGTCTGAATCAGGTGAAGAAGTAATATGAGAATGCCCCCAAACAGACGCGGAGCGCATCCAAAGCAGAGGTCTTCATCTCTGCGGGCATGGTTTTTTGACGAAACCACGGGTGTTGCATCTCCGTCTGTGTGGGGCACAACTGGCGAAAGCCTTATAGACCACCCGACTGCGACGGTGGACCCTCCGTACATATGTGCTTCTCCCATAGGCATGGGCCGCGAGTTCATTGGTGCCGATGTGATGGGTCTAGCCACCGAAACGCCTGGGTCTGACGCAACGTCCATAGCTGCATTTAAGACGCAAACAGTATCAGTCGGGTGCTGGATGTATGTGGCCGACATTGCGCCAGCGCCACCTGTCTTCAGCACTGTCCTAAAGTTCAGCGGGCCAAGCGACTCGGCAGCCGCTGCGGACAACTATCTTTTCAGGTTGAGCATCACAACCACCCCCCTGTTTGAAATTGTGACTGAGGACGGTTCTGGCTCTATTAGCAGGTGGAGATCTACATACCAGCCACCCATGAACAGGTGGATATACGTCTGCTTTGTCAGGAAGGCCAACGTGGGTTCCCAGGTTGATTATGATTTGTACGTGAACGGACGATTCATGGAGCAGATGGGGTTAAACTCGGGCACCGGGAACAAACCAAGCAATGGGGCTAACGCGGAATGGAACATTGGTGGCCAGGTGTCATCTGTCGGGGCCTGGGGTCAGCCGTTTAGCGGTAAGATAGCCGGGGTATACGCTTGGAGCGAATCGCTCACCGCAACCCAAATAGAAGAGGACTATCGTCGCGGCCTCCTGCTTCCGTTTCACACAAGTCAGAGCGTTAAAGTTGCGATAGAAAAACCAGACAGCAGTGGCACTGAGTTTTATTACGATGCCACGGACCTTGATGGTCTCGACTTCGTTTCAAGCTTGAGTACGTCAAACAGCCCGGACAATGCTTGCGTTCAAGGCACTGTTAAGTTTTTGCGTGAGCAGGAAAACCTGTCTCTTGCCTATCTTAAGAATGACACAAGGTTAAACCTTCAGTCTCCAGATTCAGATCTTACGACGACGGAAAAGTTCATTGAGATAAACCGTGGCATCAAAATATACACGGCTACAATGCCTCTTGGTATTCAAGCCAGTGGCAGTGATTATTGGCAGTTTTTGGATGGCACGATTGACGGGGTTGATTGGGGCACTGAAGAGACCTCCGTTATGTTTCGGGATAAGGGTGGGGTTCTTGTTGATACGTTCATTGAGACTGATGCGTTTTACGGCAATGAGCCTGACGCCGTTCCTCCCCTCAAGTATGCCGCCGAGATAATGGGCGAAATACTGGCGGCGAACAGCGACACCAATAAAACAGATTCATACGTTGATCCTGGAGCCCCCGTGTCTCTTGTTGATGCCCCTTACGAGTGGGCCGTTAATAAGTATATTCAAAAGCGCGAACCCGTCATGGTCGCCATCAGGACCATTGCAGGGCAGTTTGGTCATGACGTTAAGTACAGGTGGGATGAGGATACCGAGTCATTTAAACTTGTGATTTATGAGCCGGAGCGCGACTCTTTGACCATATCGTCTCTTTTCTCGCCTGAAGATATCAAGTCCGTTTCAAAGGCGGAGCTGGCGGGCCAACGCATAAGGAATGTTGTGCGTGTTTCGTATGATTCTGGGGAAACAGATCAATCCGTGCAGGATGCTAATGTGACTGCCTTTGGCTCTCTTCCTGCGGGGATAACTTATGCAGGACCGTCAGCCAGCGTGGGCCCACCCCCGCCGTTTGGGTATGAGGTCAATGGGACAACTGCCGTAAACCCAAGTGAAGAGGATGAGGAGACTCCTGGGTATGTTGAGCTGAAGAATGACGCATCAATGGCGGCCTACGGCAGAAGGTTCATGGAAGTACAAGAGTCCTCAACCAGCCAGATAAATACGGTCACCGAGGCCATAAAAATGGGCATTTCCATGATATTGGATTTGTCGGACCCAGAGTTCGACCATTCCGTAACCATACCCATAATGCCATCGCTTGACATCCATGACATCATCGGGTTTCAGCCAAACAGTTACCTGTACACTGAATCCCAGTATCTGGCTGTCGCAAACATAACCCACAACTTCCAAGAAGATGCGACCACCACCATCTCCCTTCGAGGTAAACCCAATCTTGGGTTTAAACGATGGCTTGCACTTGAGTCTCGCGGCGCACCAAACCCAGCGAACACCCCGATGGAAGCATCGAACAGCTTAACCAAGGCCCAAAAGCTACAGTCTGTTCAGTCCGTCCTCGGCAAGACGCAGATGAACCTCGGTGGCAGGTTTACACAGGTCCGAAACAATTCGTTTATGACCTGGGCTGACGGAAGGCTGAATCCGCCTACTGCGTGGACAATGCAGTCCGGCACGGACTGGGATAATAGTGAAATAAAGGCCACTACGACTTC